ATTGGTCCTGAGGAACTAAAGAAAGCTCAGGTTGATTTTAATGAAATGACCAAAGAGAGAAAAGAAAAGATGGAAAAACATAGTCAAGAGATGTATATGACAGGTTTTGGCATGACTCTCTCTACTTGGGTCAGGAATCTTCACGAACTCATTGATAAACACGGAAATTCTTTTCAAGTCATCATTGATGAGATGTTTCGTTCAGTGAAAGATGTTAAACGTGTAGAAGAATATTGGTTGAGCGCAGTAACAGAGTTCTCAGTAAATGAGGCTTATATTGATTTTAATCAATTTGATCTGAATTTGCCCCCATATATGATCTTTAGGGGGTCTTTCAATTACTGCTTTAAGACTCACTACCATCCTGACACAACTAATAAGGCTCTTTGGCTCAGCGGTTCAATGTTCATGACGCAAGAAGGCATTCTTGTGTATGGCGTCCCTAGTAACCACGAATCAATGGCGTGTGGTTATTATTTGCGGAACATCATTAAAGCTCAAGTGTTCCGTGCTTACGCCAACTCACGTAAACTCTCCCTCGAAGAGTTCATCTTCCTAATGCAACATTTGACTGAACCTTTTTCAAATAATAGGAAGTATCAACAAGCTCGCTACAGCGCATGTACGATTTGTAATGGTAGAAAATATCGTGTCAATCAGTTTCAAAGATTTGGCAACAATTTCATATTTGACATCAATGTGCGAATACCTGCAGACCCTTTGTCGCCGTTTGTTACAGTGGATTGCAAATGCTCCCCTCTTGGTGATTTGACAGAGGATGATACGATCCTTTTTTACAATTCTGATTGGATGAGTATCTCCACAATTTTAGGAGATACGATGCAAGGTGCTGGTTCTGCAACTGATGCCTATATGATGGTGCTTATGGCACATCCTCAGTTTACAGATCGATTGCGTCAGCTTTACCACCACTATTCTCGTGATGCTGTTTACCGCAACCTACGACCTCATGTCAACTGTGGTTTGTGGCGACCAAATGCAGCTGTTTTCAACCACTTACGTGAGTTTTATGGCCAGACATATAGACAACGGTTCCAAGATTTTTACGACCGTTGGTATTCTATGGAACCAAGACGCACTTCTCTTTCACATGAATCAATTGCGTGGTTCTACTCAATTGTTATCAATCTGACCACTGTTATGGGTGGACTTCTGGCCAACATGCTTCTCTCAATTGTAGTCGCGTACCCAATCCCCTTTTGGATTTCAGTTCCAATTGTTCTCTTACCACTCTCGATTGTTGGTTGGATTCGTGGTATTCGAGCAAGACTACATTTTCGTGAAAATGTGAATTCATCTAATTACATGAAACTTGCTTTTGTTTCATCATTCCTCATCGCATGTTGGGGATTTTCACGGATAATTGCATGGCGACGGGATTCAAAGAAGTACCATAAGAAGAGACTCGATAAGCACAGCCGTAATGAGGCTTGGAATGACATCAAGTCCAAAGATATTGGCGGCGGCATTGAGATACTTTATGGTATGTTCGAAATGGTGATTGGTTCTTTATCACTAGCAGGTGTTCGTTTTAGTGCAAAGACATTCAATTACTTCATAAAACCAATGTTGATGAGTTTCAATGGTGCCCTTCGCGTTCATAAAGGTTTCACCAAAGTTGTTGGTAATGAGGGTAATAAAAAGAAAGAAGAGGAAGTGACCCCTGATTCTGCAAAAGAGCAAACAGCAGAGATTCTTAACGT